TCACGATGCGCGCAATCCGCGCTCTTCGATCTGCTTGAGCGTCATCACTCTCGTGTGACAGATCGGCTTCCACTCGACCTTCGTAAAGAGCGAAGCGATGCAGATGGGCACATAAGTGAGCATGAAGAGCGGGAACGTAAAGGCATAGAGCACCTTTTTCCACGCCGCGCAGCGAATGTTCTTCCACTCCGTCACAGTCGTGATCGCGCCGAGCACGAAAAGCGTTGCATACAGGCTCGCCAGCGTTTGCAGCACAGAGATAACAAGCATCTCCATCGAGCCGCCGGACGCAGCGTTCGAGAGCGCCGCGCCGATGTTCACGATCACGCTCACCCCCGTCAGCACTGCCGCAGGCATGATGTTCATCGTCATGTCATAGCAGGAAAAGCTGCCGTGCGCAATGCCGGAGAAAAGCTGCACGGCGTACTTGCGAAAGACCTGCAAATACCCTTTCGACCAGCGCATGCGCTGCCGCCAGGACTGGGCAAAGCTCGTGGGCTGCTCATCATAGAGCACCGCGCCGCCCGCATAGCCGACTTTTTCCCCATGGGTCACGTTGTCGATAGTAAATTCGATGTCCTCCGTGAGCAGGAAGAAGTTCCACCCACCGCACCGCTGCAGCACACCGTCAGAGAACAGAAATCCTGTGCCGGACACCGCGCAACTGCTGCCGAGGCGCATGCGCGCATTGTTCAAGTATTGTGCCTCGCGCAGGAACCACAGCGCATAGCCCGCAGAGATCCAGTTGTCGCCATAGTTTTTGGAATTGCGATAGCAGGTCACGATCTCGTAGCCCGCGGAGTAGACCTTTTCGATCTCGGAAAGGAAGTTCGGGTCAAGGATATTGTCTGCATCCAACACAAGATAGGCGTCGTAGTGCCTGCGGCCGGGACGGCGAATGCGTCTGAGCATGTCGTTGAGCACATAGCCCTTGCCGACATGCAGCGTGTCGTGCCGCTCAAAAACGATCGCGCCATGCTCGCGCGCCACGCGGGCGGTATCGTCCGTGCAGTTATCCGCACCGACGTAAACATCTACATGATCCATCGGATAAGTCTGCGCACAAATACTGTCGAGCAGATAACCGATGACATTCTCCTCATTGCGCGCAGCGATGAGAATGGCAATGCGGTGGTTTTCATTGCGGCCGATAAATTTCTTCCGCTTCAGCAGCGCCACCGCCACATAAAAGAACTGATAGGAATAGCATACGAAAAAGAGGGCCATGATGACCGCGTTGATCGTGATGACTGTCTGCATAATCGTCTCCTCCACTGCCGGAAATCCCGGCATCTCTTGTTTTCCTGTCTGTGGAAGAGTTATATCATGCAAACCTTGCGATTCCACTGTGAAATTTCTTAACTAATTTCAAACATCAGCGGTAGAAATTATTAAGCATCGGCGCACAAATGCGGCAAAGGCACCCGGCAGATCTCCTGCCGATCGAATAATCCAAGAAAAAGCTTGTAATTTTGGTTGACAAACAGCACATATCTATGGTAGTATTAGTCTTGCGTTTGGGAGTTAGACGCGAACTCATTATCCGGAGAGATGGCCGAGCGGTTGAAGGCACCGGTCTTGAAAACCGGCGATGTAAAAGCATCCGTGGGTTCGAATCCCACTCTCTCCGCCAATTGAAAAAACACCATCGACCTGCGGAAGTACCCAAGAGGCCGAAGGGGCTCCCCTGCTAAGGGAGTAGGACGTGTAAAAAGCGTCGCGGAGGTTCAAATCCTCTCTTCCGCGCCAAGAAAAGCAAGAGAAAACGTTGCGTTTTCTCTTGCTTTTTCTTTTATATCGTCTTGTTTTGCTAAGAAAAGTTCAATTCTTGTATTTCAGAAAATGCCTTTACCCCTAAGTTTACCCCAATTGGATTTTTTACCCCTAAAAACTGCGGAAAGAAGCTCCACCGGCCGACTGACCAATGGAGCTTTCTTTTATGCCTTTTTCAGCTTTTCATAATATGACTGCGTTCTTGCTGCGGTGTCCTTCATCATCTGTTCTGATGTGTGGGCGTAGACGTTCAATGTGAAACTTGCGGTAGCGTGTCCCATGAAGTCTTGCACGCTTTTAATGTCCGCGCCGCTGGCGATCATCACCGTGGCTGCGGTGTGGCGCAGATCATGCACACGCGCGTCCGGGCGTCCGATACTGGCAGCGATTTTCTTAAAGTACTTGTAAAAGGTATGAATGGCGAGATGCGTTCCGAGTTCATCCGTAAAAACGAGATTGTCGTCGTTGCTCCATAGCTTACCGCCTTTGAGCTTGTTTTGCGCCTGCCGACGCTTTTCATCACGGAGATATTCAAAGCAGAGCGGGGGCGGCTCGATCGTGCGCGGCTTGCCGCTCTTGGTGGTGTCGGCAATGTAGTAAGCGCCGTTCTTTTTCTTCTCACGCTGTAGCTGCTGACTGATGGTAATACGCCCTTTTTCAAAGTCGACCTGTGACCACGGGAGACCGAGCAATTCTCCCTCACGAAGACCGGCAAGTAGGCAGACGGCAAGCGCGTTTCGATAAGGGCTGTCCTCGATCGCTTCAAGGAACTTCGGAATGTCCTCATCACGCAGCGGCGCTATTTCGCGCTGTACCACCTTCGGCTGCTCTGCGGCGTCACAGGGATTACTTACAATAATCCCCTGTTTCAATGCAACAGAGAGGGCCTTATGCAGTACGGCAGCGCAGTTCTTGACGGTCTTTCCGCTCAGCCCCTTTTTCGTCATGGCGTTATAAACCTTCTGAACATGCGCACCGCGCAGAGCTTGCAGCTCGATAGCGCCGATCTGAGGCTTGATGTAATTCTTGATACAAGCCTGATAGTGAAGATATGTCGTCGGCTTGATCTTATTGGCGGCAAAGGTGTCGAGCCATTCATCAAGCCATTGTGCGACTGTCGTCTTTTGTGGTGTCAGATATGTACCGCGGTCAATTTCACGGAGAATGGCTGTCATCTGCTTGCGCACGGCGGCTTGCGTGTCTCCGTAGATGCTGCGGCGGATCGGTTTTCCTGTGCCCGGGTCATTGCCGACGGTCACGCGAGCTTCCCATCGACCGTCAGGACGCTGCCGGATGCTGCCTGCGCCCGACGCGGCGCGCGTATTTGCTTTTCTTGGCATTGCTTTTTCCTCCTGCATTTGTTATGATTGGAGGGCAGTAGGCTTCTCAGTTTGCTGCCCCTTATAACCGTCCTCGGTGTTCCAGCACCGGGGACGGTTTTTTTCTTTTGGTGAATTGTACTTAACATTTTCGATGATGCCACGACCTTAATGAATTTTATAGTATGTTTGACAGACTTTCCATCAATATCGGAATCAGATAGGACCATGTGGTAGTAAGTGGACATTATGTGAAATTTCCTTGAACTTCATTTATAATCGCCTCGGCAGAGAACCACCATTTATCATCAGTAATATCATGCAAAAGTGCTGATAGATTTCGGTTGATCCTTAGTTCGTAAAAATCTTCCGGTGAAAAGCAACCTTCATCACTCGGTAGCAGAACATCGTGGTTTTCTTTTACTTTTATATAGGTTTTTAGAGCGCCTTTGATGTCTTCAAGGACAGCCTGACTATCATAAATTGATTTAAGCAAATCATCTTTTTCGCTTTCATTGCAGGTATCCGAATTGAATATTTGATAATGGAGCCCGGATGCAATGACAGCATAGTTAAAGTACAACATGTTCATTAGGAGATTGCGAAAATTTCTTTCTAAAAGAAACGTGTTTAATGCATCCGAAGCGTTAAAAGAATCTTGCAAAACAGAGATAGCGTCCTCGGATAGTCCGGTTATTTCGCATGCCTTTTGAATATCAACATCCGGAGTTTTTAGTGCTGCAAGCCCTAAAAGATAATCTGCGCTTACTCCGAAGTACTTTGATAACTTAGCAAGATTTTCAATGCTTGCTGTTTTGTTGTCTGACATCCATTCGGATAAGACTCCGCTTGATACGCCTATCTGTCTACTGATCTCGTCATGGCTCAGACCTTCACTCTTTCTTATTTGAACCAAGTCTGATAATCGGTCTGCAAATGCCTTTGTTGTTGGTGTTGAAACTCGTGGCGGTCTTGCCATATCCATGTTCCTCTTTTCTGTGAAGATATTTTGCAAAATCCTCTCTAAAATAAATTAGAGTGAAATATCGTTTTTATGAAACGCCTGCGCTATAATACGAATATCGGAGAAGAATAATATTTAATTCTTCACCGATATATTACCTCTTGTAAGGGAAAAAGTCAAGGGTAAAGGAGGAAAAGAGAATGAAAATGAATTGCGATATCAGAGCCGCGATGGCAAGAAGCGATTTACGGCAGTACCAAATTGCAGCAGCTCTCGGGATTTCTGAATCGAGGTACTCCTCTAAGTTGCGCAAAGAGTTGTCGATTGAGGAAAAGTCTAAGATTTTTGAGGTTATCGAACAACTGTCACGGGAGGCGATTTGATGGCGACACTTGAACCTATCGCGGTCACAGAGAAACAAAAAATCTTTGAAATCATTCGGGAAATTTCTGCTGAGATGTAAGGGGTTAACGGCTCTTTATATTTAGATAATGTGTTGTCATTGTGTAAAATCCCGTGATATGTTGTTTGGTACAGACAGGAGGCGATTTTCGTGGGACTTGAAACAGAGAAACTTTTTTTGCGGCCATCTAAAGCTGCGCAGCTTATCGATACGAGCAGACAGACGCTTTACACCTGGATGCGGCTGCCGGGATTCCCTGTGTATCGAATCGGCGGCAGCACTCTTATCGCTGCCGATGAGCTTGTCGAGTGGATCAAGACGCAGGGGCGGTGATAGCATTTGACGTATCTCGACCTTTTGAACTCGTTCCATCAATGGCAGCGAAGCAATTACCTGCCGGGAAATGCAAGGCTGCTCTATTATAGTTTGCTCGCCATCTTCAATGAGGCCCGATGGCCGGAGCAGGTGCAGATCGACAATTTTCGGCTCATGTCTATGCTCGACACGCGAACGGAGAGGGTAGCAATCGCGGCGAGGGATAGCCTTGTTGCTGCTGGGCTAATTGAATATAGCCGGGGGAAAAAGCGTTCTCCAAACACTTACCGGCTAAAATATACCCATCAAAAAGTCAGTGAATCGGGCAGTGTTTTTGACAGTGAAAGTGACAGCATATCGAGCAGTGTATCAGTATTAAAAACGGTCAGTCATATAAAAGATAAAGATGTTTCTTTTGTTCCGCCTTCCGCCGGAACGAAGAGATCGAAACAGGTTTTTGAGCACGACTCGCTTCCATATCGCGCTGCGCGCTGGCTCGCGGATCAGATCGAAGAACGCTTGCCGAACTGCACGGCGCATTCAGAAGCGACCTTGCAAAGCTGGGCGGCAGACTTCGAAAAATGTAACCGGCTGGACAAGCACGACTGGGAAAGCATCAACGAAGTCTTGCAGTTTTCGCAGTCCGATTCATTCTGGCAGAGCAACATCTTGTCGGGAGGCAAATTTAGAAAGCAATTTACGCAACTCTTGGCGAAGATGGGAGGCGATATGTAATGCAGGACACCTCGGCTCTTGAATACTCGCTGGCCGCAACGGTCTGTCTTGAACCCAAACGGATCTTACAACTTCGGCAGATCGTGAGTGTTGAGGATTTCTCCATTTCCGCCTGCGCTACGGTCTTTGACGCTGCGGATAGCGCAGTAGCACGCGGAAAGGCATTTGATGTAAACATTGCCGCCGATAGTCTCCGGGGTTTTGTGGACAATCCCAGGCAGTTTCTTGCCGACTGTATTGATCTGACGCCAACACTTGCAAACGCGGAGGAATATGCCCGCTTGCTACATAAGCACGCAGCGGAAAAGCGGTTACGCGATGGGGTGCTTGCGGCGCTCGATGAAGAAAATCCGGCGACAGCGATTGCCGAACTCTGTAAGGCACATCTCCTTGACAATGTGGGCGGACGGCTGAAAAGTGTCTCGCAGGCTCTTACAGAGACCTTGCGGAGCCTTTCAGCACCGGAGCAGTCCCGTATCGATACGGGGTTCCCAAAACTGGATAGCGTCTTGAAGGGGTTCGAGGGCGGACAACTCATCATCGTCGGTGCTCGTCCGGGTGTCGGCAAATCTGCGTTCTTGCTTGATATCGCAGAAAGCGTAGCCAGAGCCGGGAACGAAACGCTTTTCGTTTCGCTGGAAATGAGCGCGTCTGAACTGACCGAGCGCTTACTTGCGCGCCGCAGTATGGCGACAATGGATAACCTGATCGACCGCGACCTGAACGATGAGACGTGGACAGATATTGCAGCCGTGTCGAATCGGCTGGAACGTTTGCCGCTTCATTTTTGGGACAAGCCAGCCGTGACAGTGAGCAAGATCCGCGGTGCTGCGGCAACGATTCATAATTTGCGGCTGATTGTGGTGGATTACCTCGGCTTGATGCAGGCCGACCGCCGTGCAGACAGTCGAAATCTTGAGCTCGGACAGATCAGCCGCGACTTAAAAAACCTTGCTTCCGAGCTGCAAATCCCCATCGTTGCGGCGGCACAACTTAACCGTGGTGTCAACGATACCGAGCGCCCGACCCTGCTTTCTTTGCGCGATAGCGGAGAGTTGGAGCAGAACGGCTCGAAGGTGCTGTTTCTCTGGCGCGTCGATGAATTCGGCACGGTTGGGGTTTCTGTTGCGAAAAACCGCCGCGGGCGGCAGGGTGTTGTGCAGATGACCTTTGATGGCGCACATCAAAAGTTTACCGAACTTTCAGAGCCGTATCGTGAGCCGGAGAAAAAACGCCGAGGGGGTTTTTTGGAGAGTGGCACATGAATATTGGAGGAATGAAAAGATGGTCAAAATTCTAATTTTAGCGAGGATGATTTATGACTATCTTAGAAGCATGCAGCGTTCTGAAATCAACCAAACCCGCGCGCTGTAAGTGTGACCGCTACCGTCAGCGCGACGAGTTGCAACATCTGCTTATCCCGCACCTGCCCGTTGATGACCGCGATAGATTCGAGCGTGCAATGAACCGTCATTTCCGATTATAAAAAAGGCCCTCCCCAAACGGGGAGAGCGGCTCTTGTGGTGGATCTGATTTGTCAATTCTGATTTTACCACAGGAGGAGCGGATATGCAAGCAAAACCACTTGACACACAGGATAAGCGAACAAGCGAAATTGCAGCAGCGGTACAGGCTGGCAAGGCGGACATTCTGAGCCTTTGGGCGGCGGTTGAGCGCTTTGCATGGCAGCAAGCCTTGAGGTGGGCACGGGCGATGGAAGGTCGTGCAGGTGTCGAGGAAAGCGACCTCCTGCAAGTGGCGTTTATCGCTCTCATGGATACACTGCCGACATGGGATGTGAACAAGGGTGAATTTCTCACGTTGTACGGCATTAAGCTCAAGGCGGAGTTCACAGAAGCCTGCGGGCAGCGAATACAGCGGACGCGATGTGACCCCATCAACAGTGTTTGCCGGTCGATGGACGAGCCGATAGGCGACGAGGACAGCGACCTGACGCTTGGTGACACAATCTCAGATGAAGCAGCAGAAGAGGCCTTTGAGGACGTCGAACAACGGGATTTTCAACAGGCCGTACAAGCGGCGCTTGCACAATTGACGGATGCACAGCGCGAGGCGATCATCGGTGAATTCTGGTTCGGACGAAAGCCAGACCCAAAGTTGAGGCGGGAAGCGCTGCGAGCCTTGCGGCATCCGCGCATTCGAAAGCCGTTAGTGGAATTTTACCGTTGAAAGAACGATGCAACGTCAGAAAAAACAAAGCCGGAAAGGGGGCTTTTCAAACTTTGTCAAAGAAAATCAGAGATGAGACCATTATTGAAGCGCTGCTGATCTCCGCGACAGTGCGGAGCGCGGCGGCAAAGCTCGAGATCAACGAGCAGACGATCTATCGCCGAAAACGCGACCCTGAGTTTATGCAGAAGTATAACGAGGCACGGCGCGAGCGAACCGAAGCAGCGCGGAATGTGCTGCAAGAGCGGGCGCACGCCGCGGCGGATACGCTGGCAACGATCATGCAGGATGCAGACGCGCCCGCACAGACCCGCGTGAGTGCCGCGGCAGAGATTTTACGTCAGACGGTGAAATACACGGAGATCACAGACATCATGCAGCAGCTTGACGAGCTTGAAGCATGGCGAAGGGAGCAGGAACAGCGATGAATAAAAATTTTGATATCCGCCTTGCGGCGTTGCGGGAATACCTCAGGTCGCTGTCAGCCGATGAGACGGTCTTCATCGTCGAGGGAGGCGGTGAGTTCCGCACGGCAGAAGATGCGTTTACGTATTTGCGTAAGTATGGCGCGGTGACGCCGGACGGCAAACGCATTGTGCTGTATCCCCATCCTGTCGAGGGCGTTGACCCGTTAAGCCTGTCGCTCTATCAGATGATTGATGAAGCAATCGAGCAAGGTAAGTTGGAACTGCCGGAATTGGAGAGTGACGAGATCGGAGGTAAAGCCCTTGAATAACAGCATTAAAGCCCGCCTTGCCTCTTTACAGGCGATTGTAGCGCAGAAGCAAACGGGCGTAGCAATAATTATGCTATTGCTTGAAAATGGCGCGTGGGCGGCTTGTAGAGCGCCGCAAAGCCCCGCAAAGGTGTTCCAGACGCAGGAGGCGGCACGAGATTATTTATCAGACTGCGAATGCGTTATCATTATCGACCTTTAAGAAAAACAGCGCAGAAGCGCATAAAAAAGAAAGGAAATTTATTATGGACTTTAAGGCCAACATTGAAACCCGCGAGAGTGTGAGAGAAAAGGCAACGGCCGCTTTGGGCTTTGATTTGAGTAGCGCCCTTGACCTTGTAAAGCGCGGCGACTATGACAGCGACGAGGCGTATTTGGACGCTTGCACCCGCGCCGAGTTGGAGCGTAGCAGCCCTGAATACAGAGCCGCCAGAAGCCGCCTAAAAGTCGAATACCAGGCACGGCGAGAGGAACAGGAGCGCAAGGCACAGAGCGAAAACTATAAAGCAATCCGCAGCAGCGTGAGCCTTGACAGCGTAGACAAGCACAATATCGACGAAGAAGCCGCCGCACTTGCCCGCCGCGATCTTTCCGCAAATCGTATTGCCGCGTCCGATCTGGGCGCGACCATTGAGAAGTACGCGGCAGAGCTGACGGAAAAAGCAAAGGACAGTAAGGCCAGCAGCGCTCTTTTCAATGCTATGCTGCGCGGCCAACTGTAAGGAAAGGAGAACACACCATGAGCCAGTTTAACATTTACGCCCGAAAGCTCGATACAGCTTTCAAAGAAGCCCGCAGCGAATACAATACCGCTTTCCGCGCACTCCAAGAGGCGCAGCAGGCCAACCGTGACGCTAACGCATGGAAGCCCGGAGACAGCGCCGAGGAAAAGCAGGTTAGAACAACCCGCGCAGCGCTAAAGCTGCATGACGCAGAAGCCATTTTTAACGAGGTGAGCGCCCGCGTTTGGGACAACTTCAAGGCCACGCGCCGCACGATCCGCGCCGAGCTGGAACAGGCAGTGCGCGCCGCCAATATTGCAAATCCTGACGCAATCGACAATAACGCCCTTGAGCTGATGAAAACCGGCGTTCTTTCCCCGGCTGATTACTCCGCGTTCATGGAGAGATTTGACAGCAACCACACCATGTTAAAGTTAGTTGGTCACTACGCAGCCGAAGCCGCAAAGACTACGGACAGCCGCCGAGAGGCCGCAGCCCTTAACGCTATCGCTCTTGACTGCCAGAGCGGGGAGGGCGCAGTCATGCGGGCATGGGACAGCATTTCGGCAATTTCTGACAGTTGCGGCGACGGGGACGGCTACCGGCGCAAATCGCCCGGTGTAATTGTCAGCATGAGCGAAAAATGGGATGATCTCGCGGGCGAGGCCGTGGAGAACTTCTGATTTTCGATAAGCGGCAGAGATCAACATTCTGATACAAAGCTTCCTGAAAACAAATTTAAGGAGAGATAAATATGGAACTTAGTTTTGCGAACGGTGTGCAGGAATACACCGTGCACGGCGTTAAGGGCGATGTGATCATTCGATTCAACCCGACTGACGGCACATTTATCCAGCGTCTTTACAACGCGTTTGACACACTGGACAAGAAGCAGGATAAATACGCAGATGAGGTGCAGAAGTGCGGCGACCGCGTTGAGATTTTCAACATTGCCGACCGCCGCGACAAGGAGATGCGCGAGATCATTGACGGTCTTTTTGAAGAGCCGGTGTGTGACAGCATCTTTGGCAGCATGAACCTCTATGCGATGGCGGACGGCCTGCATGTGTGGACAAATTTCCTGCTTGCGCTGATGGATGAGACAGACAGCGCCTTTGCTCGTGAGCAGAAAGCCACGAATCCGCGCATTCAGAAGTACACGGCAAAGTATCACCGATGAATTGGGGCTTGCCTACCTCCGTCGAGATCGGCGGAGAGAGCTATGAGATCCGCACGGACTTTCGCGTTATCCTCGATATCTTCGTAATGCTGAGTGATCCTGATTTGAGCGGCACTGACCGCGCGGAGGGCATCTTGCAGATGTTCTATGTCTCGCCTGAGGATATCCCGCCGCAGCATTTGCAGGAAGCTGTAGACCGTTTTACATGGTTCCAGAACGGCGGACAGGAGACGGACAAGAGGAAATCGCCGAAGCTGGTCGATTGGGAGCAGGATTATCCTTTGATTCTCCCTCCCATCAACCGAGTATTCGGACAAGATATCCGCGGAATTCCTTATGATGCGGAGACCAACACCGGGGGCGTCCATTGGTGGACGTTCCTCGGTGCGTATAACGATCTCGGGGACTGCACCTTTGCTCAGGTCGTGCGCATCCGCGACAAAAAGGCGCGCGGCAAGACGCTTGAAAAGGATGAACGCGAGTGGTACCGCAGGAACAGCAATATCGTGAATATGAAGCGCAAACTCAGTCAGGAAGAAGAGACAACTATTTCTAAGTGGCTGGGAGCGGGAAAGGAGCCTGTGAATGGCAAATGCTGACGGCAGCGTGATCTTCTCTTGTGATTTGGATTCGACCAAAGCACAAAAGAAACTGAGCAAGCTGCGTGACGAGATATCCGAACTGAACAGCAAGCTTGAAAAGGAAACGGGCAATAAGATGAACCTTGAAAAGCAGCTTGACGCCGCATCTCAGGCAGCGAAAGCTACTGAGGAACGCGTGAAGATGCTGCGAAAGGAAGTCGAACGGCTGAACGACCGCGAATGGATCCAAAAACAGGGCTTTACACAGAACGAGTATCAGACGCAAGTGCTCGACCGCCGCGCCGCTGCGGAGGCGGAGCTCAAACAGCAGGAAGCGCTTTTGCACACGCAGACGAAGGAGGTCAAAACGCTTTCGGCTGCTTACGAAGAGACGACCGCCAACATCGACAGCATGACGGTAAAGCTCGACAAAGCAAAAGTCGCTGCCGGTGAGTTGATCGCTAATACGGAGCAGGAACGCAGGGAGCGCGAGGCGGAGAATTCCGCGCTTGCCAAAGCGGGCCAGTATGCCGCGCGTTTCAGAGATCAGGTCAAGAGTTTAGCGCGCTCTATGCTTGTATTCTCAGTCATCACGGCGGCGCTCGCGGCGCTGCGCAAGCAGATCAAGGCGGCTATTGCGACCAGCGCAGAGGCATCCGACGCTTTTGCCCGCCTCAAAGGTGCGCTGCTGACGCTGGCCGCGCCTTTGATGGACGTACTCATTCCGGCGCTGACGTGGCTAATGAATCTGCTTGCGGCCATTGTGTCGGAGATCGTGACGATCATTTCGATTCTGAGCGGTAAGTCAAAGAAGAGCATGGAGGCATCGGGCAAAAACCTCTACAAAGAGGCCGCCGCCATTGACGCGACCGGCAAGGCGGCAAAGGAAGCGACAGACGCGCTCGCGGCGTTTGATGAGATCAACAAACTCAGCACGACAACGTCCGTTGGCGGTGGCGGCGGAGCATCCGCCATTGCGCCGGACTTTGATTTTGACGAAGGCCCCATGATGGAAAAGCTCGACAAGGTGTTCCAGAAGATCAACGATATCTTTAAGACCATCCGCGCGGGGCTTGAAATCGTCGTGGATGACCTAAAATGGAGCTTTGACAAGAAAGTTATCCCCAAGAGCAAGGCAACATGGCTGACCGTTTTAACGGCGCTGCTCGGTGCAACACTCGGCGCGGCGTTCGGCGGCATCACGGGCGGCGTCATCGGCTTATCCCTCGGTGTGCTGCTGGGGCTGTACCTTGTGGGCCTTGACCCCGAAACATGGAAAACGGAGATGGACGCAGAGGATGCGTGGATCGTGGTTATCACGGCTTTGCTCGGTGCGCTGCTCGGCAGTGTGTTTCTTGGCATCACCGGCGGCGTAGCCGGTTTCAGCCTGGGTGCGATCCTCGGCCTCTATCTCACCGGCTTTGCAGAGGGGGACGAGGAACACGGCGGCAAATCGCAGCTTCTTTCCGAGTTGATCGTCGTGCTGTGCGCGCTGCTTGGCGCTGTTATCGGCTCTATCGTGACGCCTGGCGTCGGTACAGTCGTCGGCATGGGATTAGGCCTGATTCTTGGACTGAGCATTTACAGCGTCCGCAAAGACCCGAAGAAAGGCACACAACGGCTTGTCAGCATTGGGCGCAGCGTGCTTCTTGGACTGCTGGCCGGTGTTCTCGGCGTTGGCCTTGCGGCGCTGGGCATCGTCAGCGCCGGTACGGCGTTCATCATCTCGGCGGCGATTGGCCTTGCGCTCAAATTCTTCGTTGATAGTGTGGACGATTCCAAAGTCAGAAAAGCAACGTCCGGTTTTACCGGTACGCGCGTATCAACAAAGGTACCGGCGCGCAGCCGTCGGGTGGCGGCGCAGAGCTTAGACGGCAATGCGCCTGTGTACAACGAGATCCCAGCGCTTGCGAGCGGTGCGGTCATCCCGCCGAACCGAAAGTTTCTTGCCGTGCTGGGCGACCAGAAGAGCGGAACGAACGTCGAAGCGCCGCTTTCGACCATCAAGCAGGCGGTCATGGAGGCGCTGGCACAGGGCAGCCGTGAGCCCATCAATGTGAACCTCGTTGTGGATGGTAAGACGCTTGCCCGCGTGGTCGTTCCAAACATCAACAACATGACGCGCGCAGCCGGTAAGCCCGTGCTGCTGTACTAACAGGAAAGGAGAATGCAAATGTTTATCCTCGGCTATGATGTCGTGCTCGAGCGACTGGAACGAGTGATCCACCAGCTCGTGGAGCTGCAGACGGCGGAGTAAAGGGCGGCTTCAAAACAAGAAGGTGTTGCAGCCCCCCTGCTGGCTTGCAAGACGCACGGTAACACTGCGAGAATACAATAAGCACCGGCAAAGCAAAAGCCCACAGGAGCGCTCCTGTGGGCTTTCTGCGTTATCTGAGAGGATCTATCGGCAAACGATTGACCGTTAAGCATTTGACAACAGTCTGTTTGCAGTCCGATAAAGGACAGGTGAAACAGCTTTCGCTGTACTCACACACTGTATTCTTTGCTACTCTTCGGCGGACTCTACGGGCTACTGTACACTTTGGCGCGCATACATGGGAAAGCGGCGTGTTGATCAGATCATGTGCTCGAATGCACTCATCTGTGCTCATTCGGGAGCACCTTCTTTCCGAAAAGCTCGCGTTCGCGCTCAACGGTCATAGTTGCGCCGATGAGCAGCACCTTTCCGAGCGGCGTTTGCACGACCGGATAGAATCTATCGTTATCGTTCATAGCGTGACCTCCATGCTTTGCATCATCTCTTTGACGGATACGCCGGACAGATCAGCGACAAAGGAAAAGCGCGTGCCGCGTTGACGGTATGCAGCCCCGCAGCACGGGCAAATAAACACCGTGGCCGCACTCATCAGCGGCGTCGTGCAGCGGGCGCAGTAGAGAAGTTTCATTCTTCCGGCACCTCGCTCGTTAACAGCTTTATGACTGCCTCGTTATCAAGCGTCATTGCCTTCTTGATGTCATCGAAGCGTTGTTCTTTCCGCGCGGTCTCGATTGCTTTCTTTGCTTCTATGGTTTTAGTGATATGTTCCGCATTTTCCATGAAGCGCTCGACCGTATCCAAATCATAGTGTCCCAACATCAAATGATACTCGCGGATAGCGTTGGATGTCATGTCAAACGCGGCATATAGAATGCGGCCTAAACGCTCTGCCTCTAAAGCGGAAATACTCGGCTGCGGGACATTTCCGAAAAACTCTTCCCAAGCATCATATAAAATGTCGTTTGCTATCTCGATTCCCGGCATGATACAATCCATGCCGATTTCAACAGTCATGCGTTGATCTTCGGTTTTGATCGAGTTAAGCATTATTACAAACCTCCTTTTTCGGAAGCATCTGCAAGGTGTCCATAGCTTCGCTCAAAAGCTGCTGTGCGGCATATTCGGCGGCATATAGCACATCAATGTTTTCTTCCATCCATGCACGGGCGGCCTTGTTCAGATCACCACCGGTCTGTGCCGAGTATTCTATTAGCAGTCCTTCGCAGGTTGTGCAGTGGATCATCGGCTCGATAATGTTTTCAAGTAAGGCGTGTGCTGCATTGACTTGATATTCGGCATTATCCAAGTCACGCCGGTACTTTGCGGGAATAATGATATCGTTCATAAAAGTTCCTCCTTGTTTTCTCGGCGGGAGGTCGGTATAATACCGATACCAGCCTCCCTGTGGTGGTTGGTTGTGGCTCCGTGTCTTGCTTTGGTCGGCTGGGACACGGAGCCTTTCTCATGCGATGCTATCTTGATTTTCCGTAGCAGCGGAATGAGAATCAAGCGATTGTTGATCGTTTAATTGCTGACTTAGTAAAGTATCAATCATGTTACAGACTTCCTGTTTTTGCGCATCATTGAGCGTTTTATAAAGTTCTGCTACTAGCTGGGTTTGTGCATCTATTTTGTGGCCTCCTTGTCAATCCTCCCTGTGGAGGTTGGTGGCTCTCTGCATCTGGCTTTGGTCGGCGGTGATGCAGAGGGCTTTTTCTTTTACCTCCTTGCGCATTATTATATCACGCTATCGTTATATTTCAATCGACGCATCATATAAAGATAGCGTTATATCGTAGTGCAAATTGTACATTGCTATCGTTATATATTTGCGCTATAATATTCAAATAAAGGAGGTGCTTGTGTGACAGTATCCAAAGCTCAAAAAGTTGCAACTGCGAAATATGAGGCAAAAGTTTATGATAAGATCCTTTTGCGCTTGCCCCGAGGAAAAAAGGAAACCATTCAAGCCCACGCAGAAGCCCACAGCGAGAGCGTAAACGGCTTTATCAACCGAGCCATAGACGAAGCCATAGAGCGCGACGAAAGCGCTCCTGCGGCGTCTGAGGGGCATTTATAGTGCGTTTGCAAGATGGCATAGCGTATAACACTATAAAACAACAAATCACAACATAAGCACACTGCTCAAACCCTAAATTTCAGGAGGTTTGCTTATGCAGTATTCACTTTTCACATTGAGAAGAAAGGCCAACGAGGCAGGTTATTCATTCCAGAAAGGCTATCAGCGGTACAATCACGATGGCTGGGGCTATGTTCACACATTGGACGGTGAACGCATCGTTGGATACCAGATTTTGGACTATCACACCAATCTCCTGGTCTATCCTTCAAACAACGAAGTCTATGATCATGCTATGGAGCTTGACGAAGCGGTAGCGCTTTTGAAAGAGCTCTGTGCAGAACGCGGAGTTACATTCTGATTTTTGCCGCTAAAGAATACTGAAAGCTATGCCATTGCAAAATAGAAGATCGGCGTTTTGAGCGGTGGCGTCGATCTGACTAAAAGCGAAGAGCGGAGGGTGATTCCTCCGCTCTTGCTGCATATATTGTGATGAGGTTGTCTGAGATAAAGAAATTTCATGAATTCTCATTGACAAAACAGGCAGAAGTGCATATACTCTAAGTAGGCAACAACATGATTGTCTGCCGTGACGTTGAAGCAAGTGATGGGGTCAGCATCCGTACACTTGTGGAGTCTTGTATTAGGGTTAAGCGGTTTCCACAGGCTGATGTAGGGTTAAACCCGAAAGAAAACGCTGTTGCGGAGCTCTGGATTCAGAGTTCCGCTTTTTTTAGGGGAAATGTCGAAATGTGTCTACTTGTAAAGGCTGCTCGGGAATGGGAACGATTGAGCAAAACTGAATATCACATTGTAACCGGCAGACGTGGCAAGGCGTTTCATATTCGGCTAAAGTTTGCTTTTGAGGACTTTCCCCACTTGTCGGGAATGCAGTATGCACGGGACGTTGATTTTGGGATTCGCTCATCCGAGTATTATGGCGAAAAGCTGATTCCAGCACTACTGAATGGAAGAATGGACGGCCGGAGAATTGAAAACGGACGGAATTGGGAAAGGATCAAAGGCCGATTAGATGCAATTATTGGCCTGAAAGAGACACTGGAAGGTGATTTTTTAATTGCACAGTTCAACGCTCAAAAAGTGCGAGGAAATAGCCAGATCGATGCAGACTTTATCATAAAAAACGAGCGGTCAGGCGAAACATATTTTGTATTCATAGATGAAAAAGATGAACATCAGCATTATTGCAAGTCTGCGTTTGCAAAAGAAAATGTTGACTATATGGAAAACCAATCAATGCTCACAGTTTTGAAAAAAGAAAAGATCGAGAACGGAGAAACAGTAGTCTTATATAGACATCCGAATTTCAAAGAAGAGTAGCGGACAGAAAGACAAAAGCAGGGTCATTTGTAAGAGACAAAGAATCCTATTTTTGACCCCTAAGTTTACCACAAACAGCTTTTACAGGGCTTTACAACATTTTACGCCAAAACCCGGAAAGCCTTGAAAATACAGGGATTTCTTTACGCGCATTTACAGCATTTTACACCTGCTTGCGAATTCAAATCCTCTCTTCCGCGCCAAGAAAAGCAAGAGAAAACATTGCGTTTTCCCTTGCTTTTTTGTTTTTTAAAGCAGCCCTCATTGAGATATCCGGCGCAAACCTTCATCTTCCGTTCTTTTCTTTTCGTGCTTCCCGTGGTATGATGGATTGGATTTGATAGAAAAGCAAAATGAGGAAAAACGAGTTTTCAGAAAGAGATGGATCGAAGGGTGCAGACTTACACATATGTTGCAAAAGGAAAATTTGAATTAACGGAAAAGCCAAAGCCGGTACTGCTGCACGAGCGGGACGCCATTGTGAAGGTGACGCTCGCCAGCATTTGCTCCAGCGACCTGCACATCAAGCACGGGAGCGTTCCCCGCGCCGTTCCGGGTATCACGGTGGGACATGAGATGGTCGGCATTGTGGAAGCAGTCGGCAGCGCGGTGAAGAACGTGAAGCCGGGCGACCGCGTAACGGTCAATGTAGAGACTTTCTGCGGCGAGTGCTTTTTCTGCAAAAAGGGCTATGTCAACAACTGCACCGATCAAAACGGCGGTTGGGCGCTTGGCTGCCGCATCGACGGCGGGCAGGCGGAATATGTGCGCGTGCCCTTTGCCGATCAGGGGCTTAATAAAATTCCCGACGGTGTGACCGATCGGCAGGCTTTGCTGGTGGGCGACGTGCTCGCCACCGGCTTCTGGGCAGCACATATTTCCGAGATCACAAAAGACGATACCGTGCTGATCCTCGGCGCGGGACCGACGGGCATTTGCACGTTGCTCTGCGTAATGCTGAAAAAGCCCAAGCGCATCATCGTCTGTGAAAAAGATGAGAACCGCGTCCGCTTTATCCGCGCACATTACCCCGAGGTGATGACCGTATCGCCGGAGGACTGCGCAGACGTGGTGCGCGCGGTGAGCGACCATGGCGGCGCAGACGTGGTGCTTGAAGTCGCAGGTGCAGAGGGAACGTTCCGCCTTGCGTGGGAGTGCGCCAGGCCGAACGCGATCGTAACGGTGGTCGCGCTCTATGACAAAGCGCAGACGCTGCCGCTGCCCGATATGTATGGCAAGAACCTCACCTTCAAGACCGGCGGCGTGGACGGCTGCCACTGTGAGGAAACGCTGAAGCTGATTGCCGAGGGTAAGCTTGATACAGAGCCGCTCATCACTCACACCTATCCGCTCAGCCGGATCGAAGAGGCTTACGAACTCTTTGAAAAGAAGCAGGATGGCGTTATCAAGGTCGCCGTGGAGTGCTGATCTTACCTTAATAAAGCAAGGAGGACTTCCCATGATTCGTGAAATCTGCAAAGACGAATTCTTTCTGTCGCAGAAGGCTGATCTCGCCACGCCAGATGATCTCGGCACAGCACAGGATCTGCTGGACACACTGACCGCCCATAAAGACGGCTGCGTTGGCATGGCAGCCAACATGATCGGCGTCTGCAAGCGCATCATCGCGTTTGATAATGAGGGCGAATACCTGGTCATGTTTAACCCCGTCATCGTGAAGAAGTCCACCGCGTATGAAGCGGAAGAAGGCTGCCTCTCCCTCAGCGGTACACGGAAAACCAAGCGCTTTCAGACCATCAAGGTGCAATGGCAGAATGAGAAATTTCAAACGCGCATCAAAACTTTTACCGGTTGGACGGCGCAGATCATTCAGCATGAGATCGACCACTGCGAGGGGGTTTTGATATGATTCTTTATTTTTCCGGCACCGGTAACAGCAAATATGTAGCGCAGCGCATCGCAGATGCACTGGGCGATACGCTTTTCAATATGAATGACCGCATCAAAGCCCGAGATTCTTCGCCAATTGAGACCGGCGAACGAATTGTATTCGTTACGCCCACCTATGCCTGGCGCATTCCCCGCATCGTGCAGGACTGGCTGCTGAAAACTGACCTCATCGGCGCGAAGCGGGCGTGGTTCGTCATGACCTGCGGCAGCGAGATTGGCAATGCGAATAAATACAACCAAGCCCTCTGTGAAACAAAGCACCTTGCCTATATGGGCACGGCAGAGATCGTCATGCCGGAAAACTATATTGCCATGTTCAATGCCCCTCAGCCGGACGAAGCGCGAAAAATCGTAGCCAACGCCGAGCCGGGCATCGAGCGCGCCATCGCCGCCATTCAGTCTGATCGACACTTTGCCTCTCCGCGCAGCAACCTCTATGATCGCTTCATGAGCAGTGCTGTCAATCCGCTCTTCTACCCGCTTTTTGTTAAGGCGAATGCCTTCACTGTAAGCAACGCCTGCATCGGCTGCGGTCAATGTGTCCGGCGCTGTCCCGCCAACAATATCACCCTGCATGACGGCAAACCTGTCTGGGGCAAGGACTGCACCCACTGCATGGCCTGCATCTGCTACTGCCCTGCAGAAGCCATCGAATACGGCAAAAAGAGTCTCGGCAAACCGCGGTATCATTTTGAAGCACTGTAA